GTTCTAGAGGAGATGGGTCCAGTCATTATTGGTCGTGCCGAACGAGGACCAGCGATGCGTCCCGTAAAATTGAGTTCTTTTTTTGAGTTCGTAGAAATATTTGGTACACCCAAAGCGGGCGGAGCGGGAACCGATATATGGAGAAATGGTGGAACTGGCCTTGCCCCCACTTATGGCGCTTATGCAGCACAAGCATATCTTAGAAATAGTAACCCAGTAACTTTTGTAAGACTTCTTGGAAGGGAACACGTTGGAGCGACCGATGCTGGTAAAGCTGGTTGGAATTCTGGTGGAACCGTTAGCAATACAGGTCGCGGCGGTGGGGCGTATGGATTGTTTGTGATTAATAATGATGGTACATCCACTGGCTCATTAGCCGCCATTTTTTATATGGATACAGGTTCTCTCCGATTGCGAGGCGTAGACCAAAGCGGAAGCGGCGAACTTTCTGGAACATGCACCGTAATAAAGCAAGATACGAATGGATTATTTAAAATGGATATTTTAGGAAGTGGAGATTCTGACGACTCAACAACTCCTACTGAGATTATTTCATTTGACTTTAGTGAAAATTCCAAAAATTATATTAGAAAAGTTTTTAATACTAATCCAACTTTAACGAACTCGACGATTACTCCTACAGATGGCACCAAGGTTTTTTGGCTTGGGGAATCTTATGTTAATCAAGCTATAGGAGCTAATTCAAGTAGATTTAGTGCGGGCACTCGTCCTTTGGGAATTTTACTTCCATTGTTGAGTGGCACGACCGCTTTTCAAGAAGAGCAAAATATAAATCTTACAAAAGCACAGTCACCGTGGATTATTTCTCAAGACCTTGCTGGCGATACTGGGAGTTATAATTATCAAAAACTATTTCAATTCGAAACCCTTGAAGGCGGAGAATGGGAACAACAAAACTTTAAGATTTCAGTTACAAATGTAAAAGCTTCGGATGATCCTTACAATCCATATGGTACATTTACAGTGGAATTGAGATTGGCAAAAGATAGTGATAATTCAAAAGAAATCGTCGAAAGATATTCGCGTTGCGACTTGAACCCGGCTTCTAATAATTATGTTGCGAAGAAAATTGGCGATGCATTCGCTCAATGGAGTGATACCGAGAGAAGGTATAGGGATTATGGAAATTATCAGAATCAATCAAAGTATTTTCGTGTATCGATGAATACTGAAGTTGATAATGCGGTAACAAACGAAAACTATTTACCGTTTGGTTTCGAAGGTCCAATTAGGTTTAAGGGATTCTCCATTTTAGGGTCCGCGCCTACTGGGAGTTCAGGAATTTCTGGTAGCTTTGTTGAAACTGCGGCAAACAGGTTCGTCGTTGGTGCTCCTAGCTCACCCGACCATCTTAGTATGGGGAGTGAAGATGTTTTGTTTAGCTTGGGAACGAACGCCGCCTCCATTACTGCGACGACTTGTTCATTTGAATTTCCTATAATCCCATTGCGACAAAACTCAACTCAAGGTAGGCTCTCAAGTCCAAAAGACGCTTACTTTGGAATTGATACTACCAACGGAAGTAGTACGCGATTCGAAGATTCATATAAAGATTTAGTAAGAGCGTTTCCAGAGGCGTTTAGCACATACGGAAGCGTTTCAACAGAATGCATGGAAAGGTCATATATTTTTACTTTAGAAGATTTGTCAAGGTGGAATTCAACGACGTATCTTACTTCGTCCACAACTGATGCTTATTATCTTTCTGGCTCGCGGCAAAGTGCGAGGTCGATTTCGACTACTGGTAGTAATACTTGGAACGACGTTTTGACGGCGGGCTTTGACTCATTTACTGTTGCACTACAAGGTGGATTTAACGGCTTGAATATTAAGGAAGCAGACCCATTTAGAAACACTGGAATTGACGGAAAAACTTCTCTAACTGATTATGCGTATAATTCTATAAAAATGGCAGTTGATACTTGCGCAGACCCAGAAGTTGTCGAATGTAATATGATGACAATGCCAGGTCTTACAAACACTGCACTTACTGAACACATAATCAAAACATGTGAAGATAGAGCAGATTCTTTAGCAATCATTGATATTGAAAATGGGTACACTCCAGCAGCCGAAACAAATACTGGTGAAACTGAGCGTGCAGGAAACATTGATGAAGCTGTGAGTGGTTTGTCTCAACGCGGAATTAATTCAAGTTATGGATGTTGTTACTATCCTTGGGTTCAAGCTAGAGATAGCGAAACCGGGGCCATTTTTTGGTGTCCTCCATCGGTCGCAGCGATTGGAACATTTTCAAGCGCACAAAATAAATCTGAACTTTGGTTTGCGCCAGCAGGATTCAATCGCGGTGGATTAACGGAAGGTTCAGCAGGTATCCCAATTGTCAATGTAAAACAAAAGTTGACATCGAAAGACCGAGATAATCTTTACGAAGTAAGCATCAATCCGATTGCTTCTTTTCCAGCAGAAGGAATTGTCATTTTTGGTCAAAAGACACTTCAAACTACTCCGTCAGCCCTTGATAGAGTAAATGTTAGAAGATTGATGATTTATGTGAAAAAGGAAATTTCTCGTATCTCTGCAAGGTTATTGTTTGACCAAAATGTTCAAACTACTTGGGATAGGTTTACGGGACAAGTGGTTCCGTTCCTAAACAGTATTCGGTCTCGGCTTGGACTGAGTGACTTCAAGGTGGTTTTGGATGACACGACTACTACTCCCGATTTGATTGATAGGAATATTATGTACGCAAAGATTTTCTTGAAACCGGCTAGGGCAATCGAGTTTATAGCAATTGATTTTGTAATTACAAGCACAGGAGCGTCATTTGAAGACTAATTTTGGATAGACGACTAATTAGAATAGGAGAATATAAGTAATGGCATTTTGGCAATCACAAGATTTAGAACCCAAGCGTTCATATAGGTTTACTTTATCAGTATCAGGGGAATTCGGTAAAATTGAGGAATTTTTAATAGAAAAAGTAAATAAACCCTCCTTTTCAATAAGTGAAAGCGAAGTAAAATATCTTAACCATACTTTTTACTATCCAGGTCGAGTGACCTGGAATGATATTTCTTTTACCATAATTGATGTTCTTCGTCCTGCATCAGCTAACGGAAGTGTTGCGCTGATGCAGATGCTAGAGTTGTCCGGATATCGGATTCCTGAAGGTGGTGCGGCGGGGCTTCAGACCTTATCTAAAGCCGAATCAGGGCGTGCTCTTGGCCAAATCAAAATTCATCAATATCTTGGTGAGGGTGGCGCACCCGCTGAAACATGGGTGCTAAATAATTCCTGGGTTAAGGATGTTAAGTTTGGAGATTTAGATTATGGAAGCGAGGACATGCAAAAAGTTGATGTTACCATTAAGTATGATAACGCTTTTATAAAGGTTGATGGTGCCAACTTCCCCACAAACGCTAGATAAGGACTAATAAAAAATAAACAATAGAGGTATTTATGTCAAGAAACGAGAATCGACTCGGAGCTAAAGATCAGACCGGGGCAGAAGCCCCACCAATTTCAAATAAAGATTCAATTTTAGATTTCGTTCTTCCAACGGAATTTGTTGATTTACCAACAAAAGGTAGATTTTACCCTGAAGACCATCCATTGCACCATAAGGAATCAGTTGAGATTCGTTATATGACTGCAAAGGATACTGATATTTTAACTTCTAAGTCATTATTAAAAAAAGGAGTGGCTGTTGATAGGATGCTTCAAAATGTTATAGTTGATAATAGCATTAAAATAGATGAACTTTACTCTGGTGATAAGAACGCAATATTAATTGCAGCACGAATTAATGGATTTGGTGCGGAATATAAAACAAAAGTTACATGTCCAGCTTGCGGTGAATCGTCCGACCACTCGTTTAATCTTGAAGGCGTAGAGTGTGACCCGCTTAAAGATGAAGCTGAGATTTCTACTAATGGTACTTTTAAAGTTGAACTTCCAGTTACTAAAATTACAGCCGAGGTTAGATTGTTAACAGGGGCCGATGAAAAGAAGATATTTCGTCAGTCAGAAAAAAGAAAGAAACATAATCTTCCAGAAACGAATCTAACAGATCAATATAAATTATTTATTGTTTCTTTAAATGGGGAAACAGACAGGGGGTTGGTTGATAAGTTCGTAGATTTAATGCCCGCCCGCGACTCAACTTATCTTAGGTCAATTTTTGAAAAGGCTTCGCCAAATATTGATTTAACTCAAGAATATACTTGTGGTAGTTGTGACGCGGAAACACAAATAGATATACCCTTTTCAGCCAACTTTTTTTGGCCTAACGGATGAATATACAGAAAATGTTTATGAACAATTTTTTACCTTAAAATATCATGGAGGTTGGAGTTTCATTGAAGCTTATAATCTCCCAATTCAATTGCGCGAATGGTTTGTTAAGCGATTAATAAAGCAAATAACAGACGAAAGAGATGCCATGGAGTCCCAAATGCGTAAAGCAAAAACAAGATAAACATTATAGCCCTCCTTGGAGGGCTTTTTATTTTATTCCTCAACTATTTATATAAGAGGTAATACATCTATGAACAAATTACATGAAGAAGAACTATCTCCAATTGTAATTGATTTAACCAATGGCGATAAACTTGACGAGAGTTGGTTGCGCATGTTAGGTTTTGGGGTTAAGTCAATTCTAAGTCACATGTTCGGCGGCGAGTCTGTTCCTGTAAATTTGGTAGGGAACCGGCATGACGTTGCCGCATTCACGAAAACTATTGGCAGAGAAAAAAAATATATGGATTCCATAAGACAATATGGACTCAATAACCCGAAAACTTTTAAAAATAAATCATTGCTCAATCGAGCAGTTTCAAGTTTTACAAGAAAAACAGGACTCAAGTGGCCTTTTAAATAGGATAAAGCTCAATGGCACCTCCCAGCAACAAAACTCCCAACCAAGAGGCTATTGATTTACTTTCAACCTTAGAGCGCACCGAAGAACAAGAAAAAAGGCTCTTAAAAATAAAGAAAGAAATGACTGAAGGCGAGCTTGAGCTTTTTAATGCCATTGAAAAACGAATCAAACTCCAAACCCAAAGCGTAGACCAAGCCCAGCACCTTCTTGACCTCGAAAAAGAATATGCTAAAGCCTTAGATGATGAATCGGGAGTCCTCCAAGGCCAGGTCGAGCTTCATCAGGCGACAATTCGAGAAATAAAGGTAAAAATTGCTGCTGCACTTAAACTCGGCGAAGCCACCGATGGACTTCTCGACAATCTCCGCACAGAAAACGAGCAGCTTGGAAAATCTGTTGAAAAACAAAAAGAGTATAATGAGGAAGTTCAAGCAGCCGTTGGCTTCGCGCAAGGTTTAGGTAAATCTCTGGGATTAGCGGGGTCTTTCCAAGGAACTCTTTTAGGCAAGATGCAAAAAACCACCAAAGCTCTGAAGAATAATAAGAAAGCCCAAAAAGAATTTAAGGAACAGATGTCCGAAACATTCAACGTGGCAAATATCTTATCTAGTATTCTTGCGAAAATTGCTGAATCAACGATAGCAATTGCGTTCTCTTATGATAAAGCAGCAACTTCTTTTAATGCGCAAACCGGCGCTGCGGGGAAGTATAACTCTGTGATTGCGTCAATCGGTCAAGGCCATGAGAATTTGGGTATTTTTATGGAGCAAGCTGGCGCGGCTGCTGGTTCATTACATAGCGGTTTTGCAGCGTTTACAAGTCTATCCGACAGTCAGGCGAATAGTTTAACTTTACTTGGTGCCAAGTTAGAAAAACTAGGGGTTGATGGTGGAACTTTTGCACAAAATTTGCAGTTTATGACAAAAGCAATGGGGCTCTCAACTTCCGGTGCGGAAAAATTATCCAAGTCGCTTGCCGAATGGGATATTGGAGTTTCTCCAGCGCAGCTTGCTAAAGATTTTGCTGCGGCTGGGCCTCAACTTGCTCAATTTGGCAGCAATGCTATGAAGGTTTTTAAAGGTTTGGCAAAACAAGCCAAAGCCACTGGTGTTGCTATGAGTAGTCTTATTGGAATTGCAGAAGGATTAGATACATTTGAGGGTGCAGCGGCGGCGGCCGGAAAATTAAATGCACTATTGGGTGGACCTTTCTTAAACAGTGTTGAATTATTAACAGCTTCTTATGAAGATAAAATCACTATGATTAAGGAAAGTCTCATGATGTCGGGCAAAGAATGGGATACAATGAACAGGTTTGAAAAAAAGGCGGTAGCACAAGCAGCCGGATTTTCAAATATTGCCGAAGCCGCTGCGGTGTTTGGAAACGAACAAGGGCAAGTTGACGAAAAACAAAAAAAAATAAATGATATGATTGAAAAAGCAATACCAATCATGGAAAAACTTAAAGGCATGATGGCGATGTTAGCGATGGAGCTTGCTCCTCAAATCGACCAACTTTCTAATTTTATTTCCGGACTACAAACATTCATAAAAGAAAATAAAGAGGCTGTGAAAACGGGCATGAAGTGGGCTCTCATCATTGGCGGAATTGTTCTTGGAATGAAATCTTTGGTCATGTTCGTGGAGTGCCTAGCAGCGGCAAAGACGGCACTCGCGTTCGCAGGGGGTTTGGTGGCATCGGCGCAAGCCGCAGAAGCGGCGAC